GTGCGGAATTGGGCGCAGGGGCCTCGCGTTCTCCCCCTCCAGAGCTTTGAGACGTACCGGCGGCTTCGGCGCAGCGCTATAGACGCGCGCTCGCTCCTCGTCTGACGTTGCCGTGGTCTTCAGGGCATTCCGGCTCGGGCGGTAGCGCGTCCTTGTTCGCTTTCGCGATCGTTCCGCGCTCCCCTCCGGATCCCTTTCGGGATCGTTCGAGGGTGTTCCTCACCCGTCCTGGCGGCCTTCGGAGTCGCTGCTCCGCGTCCGCTTCCCTCCTGACCTTGGGCTCGTCTTGCGAGTTTGCACCGTCGGTCTCCTCGCAGGTTGCGACCACCCGCGATGGCTCTCTTGAGGTTCTTCGTCTCCACAGCGCTCGAGGCACGTCCGATCGGCTTCGGGTCTTGCGCCCCGAATCCATCCGTCTCCTGGGTTCGTCCCACATGACGGCTTCGTCCCGGCCGGCCCTGCCGACGGATCCTGTTGTCGGCGGCGCTCGCGAGATTCCTCTCTCGAAGCTTGCCCCCCATCCGGATCGGTACCGGTTTCCCGGCCCGGGCCCTCTTGCGGTTTCGCGCCGACGTTCCAACGCACGAACGCGCGCCGCTTCAGGGCTCTCTTCCCCGGATGGAGTGGATCGAGGTCGAGGTTCGACCTCTCTCGGCTCCCTCAGAGTTTCCCTCTAGGGTCTTCTCCTCCGCCGCCCTGGCTCACGGTTTCCTTCCCGGGCCATCCTCTCTTGCGCTTCCCACCCCGCGCGCGGTCGCGCGCGAAGTCCGGCGCTCCAGAGTCTTGCGTAGCGGCAGAATCGGCTTGCCACGGATGGCTGCCGACCCTTTTGGGTTCTTCGACCTTTCGGATACAAGTGATTTTGCGCCCCGACATCGAACCAGAGTAATCTGGCGCGGCAACCGAACAGCGCAAGTCGAATCACGCTATCCGGTCAGGCTAGCATCAGACCCGGCAGTATTAAACTGCGGGGATACTGAATTCTGACCACCAATCCAGGTGGTCAGGTGCTCCTACCGCTGGAGGTATCCAGCGGACCCACTTTCGCGTGCAACGCACATCGAAAGCTGGTGTCCTACTACGTTCAAGGTAACGCTTGCTCAATCTGCCCCTTATGCGGTACTTATCATGGTACCACAAAAAGAGGGTTCTTGAGTCTTGCACCTTCAACACACGGTCAACGAACTTATAAGCTCGAAACCGTGGAATCTGGTGCTTTACCTTGATTAAACGCCTCGAATACGCCGTCCGAACGTCGATGAAGACTCCGGACATTGTATCTTCGTTATAAGGGACAAGTGGAAGGTTAAACTCCGCGACTAAGTCGCGTAGCATCTCCCAAAGCTTACCCCCGGGTATCGCAACACTTACCAAACCATTAACGTTGTGGCAAATCTGAGCTTTCAGATTCGACCATTTCCGTAGATAGAATGGGGTGATGTTATATCCGCCGTGCCAGTCCGCTCCGCAGGATTCCCTAAAAGGGCCCTGCAGAAAAGACTTCTCATGGTTAAAACTGAAACCGAGGAACTTAAGCAGTCTAGCTAGGTCGCTCGCAAGCTCAGTTTCGATGATGATATCATCACCATACACTGAGAATTGCTTACTTCCAACAGCATGACAGCACGCAGCGAATATCAACGTCTCCACTGCAAAGGTAGTTCCGTTCCCCATTGAGGAGAACTTGGCGTATTTTAACACGCCAAAACTTCCTGTTGCAAAGCTCGAACGGAAAGCAGACAAGTAGCGGAACCAGGCTCTTGGGAAGAGCCAGGCCACCGCATTGTAAGCAACCGTATCGCTGGCCATTGAAAGGTCGATAGTGGCATACTTGCCAGTTAAAGACCCTTCTTTAGCTAGATGTTGATTTCGAGTCTGGTCTGACAGGTCAATTCCGAATTTTCGGAGTCGACGTTTAGCGTACTCATCGAAAGCTAACTGGAAGGGAATATTCCCTTCTGGTTCGCAAGCGATGGTCCTATCTGTCTTCCAGTTCTTAGGCACAACCTCCACGCGGTTGTAGGTTTGGGAAATCGTCCGAACAGGTGGATATCCAAAGAATTTGGACATAGCCATCAAGTAGGGTCGACCACCCGGAGAACACCTTTGCGTAAGTTTTACCTTACGATAGGGTGAACTATTCCTACGACTGCTGGAAGCGGTAGCACCTGCAGTGAAACGGATAAGGCGAGGAAGATCCTCGACAAACCCGTCTACTTCACTCCCTAGTACACGGT